ATGCCGAGATTGGTAATCCCGACTGTAAGTTAATTAAACCTTATCGTTTTTTGGGGATTGATAAAATGGAACCATGGGTTGGAGCTTCCAATCAAACTGAATATATGATAAGATCTAGTGATATTCTTACTATCGCAGATCCAACTCCAGAAGTCGTTGAAGCGTACTTGAAACTTACAGAATGAGATTTTACACGAACGTCCAAATGGTCGGGGATCACTTCTTGGTCCGAGGTTATGAAAATGGTCGCCATTTCATGACTCGGGAGAAGTTTTACCCGACTCTTTTTGTCCCATCTAACAAGAAAACAAAGTACAAAACTCTTGAAGGTGAATATGTTGAATCAATTGAACCTGGAACTGTTCGTGATTGTCGTGAGTTTATCAAGAGATATGATGGTGTAGACAACTTCAAAATCTACGGAAACGATAGATATATCTATCAGTATATTTCTGAGAAGTATCCTGAAGAAGAGGTTAAGTTTGATACCACCAAAATCAAAATCTCCACAATTGATATTGAGGTCAAATCTGAAAATGGATTCCCTGACGTTGAGTCTTCTGCAGAAGAAGTCTTGCTTATCACAGTGCAGGATTACACTACCAAACAGATCCGTACTTGGGGTCAAGGACCATTTAATAACAAACAGCAAAACGTCATCTATAAAGGTTTCTCTACTGAGTATGAACTTCTGAATGACTTTATCAACTGGTGGATGATTGAGGAGAATACTCCTGAAGTTCTAACTGGTTGGAACAGTGAACTGTATGATATGCCGTATCTGGTGCGTCGTATTGACAGGATTCTTGGTGAGAAGTTAATGAAACGTATTTCACCTTGGGGTCTTGTCACGGAACGTGAGACCATGATCATGGGACGCAAACACATTTCTTATGATGTTGGTGGTATTACACAACTTGATTACCTAAATCTTTATAAGAAGTTTACGTACAAAGCGCAAGAGTCCTATCGTCTGGATTATATTGCTAGTGTAGAACTTGGACAGAAGAAACTTGACCACTCTGAGTTTGATACGTTTAAGGACTTCTATACAAACGGATGGCAGAAGTTTGTAGAATATAACATTATTGACGTGGAACTTGTTGACCGATTGGAAGACAAGATGAAACTGATTGAATTGGCAATCGTTATGGCGTATGACGCTAAAGCGAACTATGCTGATGTGTTCTCACAAGTTCGTATGTGGGATACAATCATCTACAACTATCTGAAGAAGAGGGATATTGTTATTCCTCCAATTGTCCGTTCAGACAAAGACTCCAAGTATGCAGGTGCATATGTCAAGGAACCGATTCCTGGAAAGTATGATTGGGTTGTTAGTTTTGACCTTAATAGTCTCTACCCTCACCTTATTATGCAATACAACATCTCACCGGAGACCTTACAAGATACTAGACACCCTTCGGTTACCGTTGATAAAATCCTGAACGAAGAGATTAACTTTGAATTATATAAGGATAATGCTGTTTGTGCCAACGGTTCTATGTATCGTAAGGATAAGCGTGGATTCCTTCCAGAGTTGATGGATAAGATCTACAAGGATCGCACCGTCTATAAGAAGAAGATGTTGCAAGCGAAACAACAATATGAAAAGACTCCAACTAAAACACTTGAGAAGGAAATCGCCAGATGTAACAACATTCAAATGGCGCGTAAGATTCAACTTAATAGTGCTTATGGTGCTATTGGTAATCAGTATTTCCGTTACTACAAACTTGCCAACGCCGAAGCAATTACCCTATCTGGACAAGTCTCCATCCGCTGGATTGAGAACCGAATGAACAAATACCTGAATAGGGTGCTGAAAACTGATGAGGTTGATTACGTTATTGCTTCCGACACTGATAGTATCTATCTTAATATGGGTCCACTGGTGGACACTGTATACGAGGGAAGAGAAAGAGCAACTGAAAGCGTTGTGTCGTTTCTTAATAAGGTGTGTGAAACGGAGCTTGAGAAGTATATTGACCGTTGTTACCAAGAACTAGCGAATTATGTAAATGCTTATGATCAGAAGATGATCATGAAACGTGAGAATATTGCTGAACGTGGTATCTGGACTGCGAAGAAAAGATACATTCTCAACGTGTGGGACAGTGAAGGTGTTCGTTATGATGAACCTAAACTGAAGATGATGGGTATTGAAGCAGTTAAATCATCTACTCCAGCACCTTGTCGGACCATGATTAAAGAAGGTCTCAAACTGATGATGAACGGAACTGAAGAAGATGTTATTAACTTTATTGATAAGTGTCGTGTTGACTTTAAAAATCTTCCCCCTGAACAAATTGCTTTCCCTCGTTCAGTGTCTGACGTTGTGAAGTATAAGTCTTATGCTAGTATCTACTCTAAAGGAACTCCTATTCATTGTCGTGGTGCTCTCCTCTTCAATCACTATATTAAAGAGAAAAAACTCACCAATAAATATTCACTTATTAGTAACGGTGAGAAAATTAAGTTCCTCTATCTGAAGAAACCGAATATCATTCAATAGAATGTCATTTCGTTTATTCAGGACTTTCCTACAGAACTTGGTCTTGACAAGTATATTGACTATGACCTACAATTTGAAAAAAGTTTTGTGGATCCACTCAAATCTATTCTAGACGCTATTGGGTGGAACATTGAAAAAACTGTAAACCTTGAATTGTTTTTTAGTTGATGAATATTGCTATAGTTATTGCGTTGCCACAAGAGGCAGAAGGAATCGAAGGATATCCAGTTTACTTGAGTGGTTGTGGTAAGGTAAATGCTACTATTGCCACGATGGCAGCCATCAAAGATGGTGCTGAGTGCATTATAAACTATGGCACTGCTGGAACTGTTTCTGATCATTCTGGATTACTTGAAGTGACTGGATTTGTTGATAGAGACATGGACGTAAGGCCATTAGGTTTTGATTTGGGACAAACACCGTTTGAGGATGGCGTTTTGATTGGAAAATGTGGTATAGTATGTGGGACAGGAGATACATTTGCGGTATCAACTCCAGAAATTGGATGTGATATTGTAGACATGGAATCTTTTGCGATTGCAAAAACGTGTCTTAAGGAAGATGTAACTTTTAAATGTTTTAAATACATATCAGATTCTACAGATGAGAATTCTGCAAACGATTGGGAACTGAATGTTCGTAAAGGAAACGAACTATTTAAAAATTTACTTACTAAAAATTATGGATTTTCTTAAAGAAATTGTAAAAGAGATTGGTGATGAATACACAAAACTCGCATCCGATATTGACGACACTGAAAACTTTGTGGATACGGGTTCGTACATCTTTAACGCATTGGTTTCAGGTAGCATATTTGGTGGCGTATCTGGGAATAAGATTACTGCCATTGCTGGGGAGTCTAGTACTGGAAAAACTTTTTTCAGTCTCGCCGTTGTCAAGAACTTCTTGGATTCTAATCCTGATGGGTATTGTCTATATTTTGACACTGAAGCCGCTGTTAATAAGTCTCTACTCGCAAGTCGCGGGCTAGACCTTAATCGCACTGTAGTGATTAATGTGGTTACAGTTGAGGAGTTTCGTAGTAAGGCACTCAAGGCAGTTGATATTTACCTTAAGAAGGCAGCAGACGAACGCAAACCCTGCATGTTTGTGCTAGACTCTCTAGGGATGCTTTCCACGGAGAAAGAGATTACTGACACACTCAACGACAAGCTAGTTCGGGACATGACCAAATCCCAACTAATCAAGGGTGCTTTCAGAATGCTCACACTCAAATTGGGTCAAGCAAATATTCCAATGATCGTTACTAATCACACTTACGATGTTATCGGTGCTTACGTTCCTACCAAAGAAATGGGTGGAGGTTCTGGACTCAAATACGCTGCCTCTACAATTATCCATCTCTCAAAGAAAAAAGAAAAGGATGGAACAGAAATCGTTGGAAACCTTATCAAGGCAAAGACTGCTAAGTCTCGTTTAAGCAAGGAGAATCAAGATGTTACGGTACGTCTGTTTTATGATGAGCGTGGTCTTGATCGATATTATGGTCTTCTTGAGTTGGGTGAACTGGGAGGTCTCTGGAAAAATGTTGCAGGTCGTTATGAAATAGGCGGCAAGAAGGTCTATGCCAAAGCAATCTTGAAAGATCCAGAAACGTACTTCACTGAAGAAGTCATGGAAAAATTGAACACCATTGCAAAACAAACTTACTCCTATGGAACGAATTGAGACAACTATTCTGCGAAACCTTGTTTTCAATGAAGAGTACTCTCGGAAAGTAATTCCATTCATTCAACCTGATTATTTTGAGCAACGCTCTGATAAGGTTATATTTGAAGAGATTGCTTCATTTATTGTGAACTATGGTTCCGCCATATCAATAGAGGCATTGTGTATTGAGATTGAAAGTCGTACAGATCTCAATGAAG